CACCTATTGTTTGTGTTGTGTTGGAATCTATTTCATTTCTTGATGCTTTAAGCTCCTGAATCAAATCAGGAGCTAAGATCGATTATGAAATAGATGACTAAACATCGGATATATTTGCAAATTCCCACAAGTCTTAATTCATCATCGATTTAAGATCAGGGGAATAAGAATATTCGAGATTAGTCAAACCAACCAATGCAGAAAGACGTAAATTATCCAATACACTGATTTTTATGTCAGCAATTGGAATTGACTTACGATCAAGGAATCTTATCATTTATTCCTTCTTTCCAATAGGTAATCGCCTAAAGGCCTTAATACCTTTAAGAATAACAGGGTCGAGTTAGTAATTAAGGTTGTTTTAAGTAGTGATCTTTAAAGACTTAAGCTCTTAGTCAGTCTTTTGTTCCTTTAAAAGAACAAGAGGAGATGTGAGAGGTAAAGTCTCGGATTTCTACCTCAAAGAAGCTGGAATTATGGATTCATCCAGTGGATCTTTCAAATATAGATCACAACCTAAATGAGGGACATCGAAAAGTTCCTTATTTTACTACTCAGTTTGCCATTTAATCTCTTCCAAAGCATCATCGCTTTTAAAAGTATCGGATTGAATGGGGGTGACTGCACCTTAAAATAGCGGCACGACTAAATTAGAACCTTTTGAGGATACTAATTTAACGTTGGAGACTGCCTTATTCCATAGATGAAGGGATAAGGACTTCTGGGCCTTAGTCATTTATACATCGCCTGCGGTCTTAAAACCAAGCCCACCTAATTGGGGATGAACTTGAAGGTTAAATAATCCTTTAAGAGATAGACGTTCAAGATCCTTTATGTTATAGAACTTGAATCTACTCCAGTAATATTCTTCCGAATCGATCAATCCTAATCGTTGGAGATCGTTTTGGAAAGTGTTCCAAGAATCAACGGGAGTCGTTTGAATCCTACAGTCTCTAGGTTATGAGAGTGTAGACCCTAAGATGAAATTGGGATTGATATATGGTATTTGTTTAAAACATATATCATCCAAATCCAATTTTGTATTGGGGGTTGACATATTCTTTTTAATAACACTCAATAAATCAGTTTTATATAATGATGAATTGATTGTAAAATAATCAGATGATGTCAGATTCTTTCCAGGTGATAACTCGAAGCCAACTAATTTTATTTCCTCGAACCATAGTTGATAAAGTTCGGCATCTGCAAGAAATAGGATGTCGTCCCCGTTAATCAACACAGGGAGTTCATTGAGGGAAGGTGGATTTATATTTAATATAAAACACTTTTTCTTGACAGCTCTGTAGAAACAAATAAAGTTAGCAGAACACAGGAAGGGGAAGGATAAGACAGAACCCATTAATTATCCATTCTTTTATCTCTTTCCAATAAACGGTTCTTCAATCTTCTTTCTATTCCACTATTTACTGATCCACTTTTTAAATGCATTAGTGTATTCAGCATCTAATGCTTACCCTTTTGGTGGGTAATACAAAAGTTATTCTAGTAAATTGGATCTGAAGGAATCTTTCATGAAGTCCGGAGCATCGGTTGCATCTAATACGGCTTCCAATGACTATTAAGTGAAGTTAATTGATAAGTTATCAGTAGCAGCACTATAGTCACCGGAGACGAAAAAGATTCGCTCACTTCCCTATAGATAATTGGGAAGTTTATTCTTGACGAGAAGATTTGGTAAGATGATTTTTGAGTCGGCATCACTATATGTGAGTGCAGTGTTTGTTAAGTTGAATTATTAACATTAATCTAATCGGC